CGAAAGCAACGGCATCGCTCTCAGCGATAAAGCCGTCCTTTTGGCCGCACTAACCGAACTCAAAGGTGGCCTTGGAGCAAATCCAGTGTCAGCTGCCCTAGATATCGTCAGTGCAGCTGAAGCACAGCTTCGCAAGCCCCAGCTGGCTGAGAAGTACCTGATGCCATACGTCGCTCGCATCGAAAGACAGCAAAAGAAGAGCAAGAAATGACCGTCAAAACTCGAAAACCTCGAGCCAAGTCGCCCTCAAAGGTAGGCAAGGGCGCCGCTCCATGGAAAGCGCCGAAAGAAAACTATTTCAGCAAACTCATGAGCACCCCAGAAGGCCGAGAATTACGAAGACAGTGGTCAACAAAGCCACGAAAGAACGGTGGACGCCCTAAAGGTGTCCCCGATGGATACAGAAAACACGAAATCGAACCAATTCGTGAAAAAGCAAAGAAGGAAGCAGAAGAGGTAGTTCAGATCATGTCTGAAAAGTACAACATCGAAGATGAATACTCCAAAGAGGCACTAAAGACAGCCGTTTAGGTGATGCGTGTGCCCGGAGAAACGAGAGAACGGCTAGCAGCCGCTCGTTTGGTGTTAGATTTCACCAAAAGCCGTCCAGCCTCAAAGTCTGAGGTGACGATTGGCAAGGCAGAAGAGTTCCTTGCGAGCCTTTTGACGGAAGACGAAAGTGGACAAGAGACTACAAGCGGTTCGTAGACGTCTCTTTGATGACTTTTCCTTCTATGCAAAATCTGCCCTACGCATCAGGACCAAAGAAGGCAAAATCAAGCCTCTGATCCTGAACCCTGCTCAAAAAATCCTCGACGACGCTGTTCAGAAGCAACTGGCATCTGAAGGGAAGGTCCGTGTGATCATCCTCAAGGCTCGTCAGCAAGGCTTGTCGACCTACACTGGTGGTTATCTCTACCATTCGGTCTCTCAACGACCAGCTCAAAAGGCTCTTGTTTGCACACATCATGCGGATAGCACCCGTGCATTGTTCGACATGACCAAGCGATACCATGAGCATTGCCCAGAGATACTCAAGCCACACACGAAATACTCGTCACGGAGGGAACTCAGCTTTGACGTACTGGATAGCAGCTATGTGGTTGCGACAGCTGGTGGAGACAGCGTGGGCCGAGGTGAAACACTCACTCATGTTCACGCTTCGGAACTTGCTTTCTGGCCTAAGACAACAGCCCAAGACATCTGGAACGGACTACTCCAAGCCGTCCCAAACACGAAAGGGACAGCGGTATTCGTAGAAAGCACGGCAAATGGTGTCACTGGCATCTTCTACGAACTCTGGAAAGGCGCAGTCGAAGGTACCAATGGCTTCGTTCCTGTATTCATTCCGTGGTTCACCGATCCAGAATACAGGGAACCCGTGCCAAAGACTTTCGAACGCACACCAGACGAAGAAGAGATTGCCGAGAGATACAACCTCGATGACGAGCAATTGATGTTCCGTCGTAAGAAGGTTGCTCAAAACGGCTTAGATTTGTTCCATCAGGAATACCCCAGTGAACCAGAGGAAGCCTTCCTCACAACTGGTCGCCCTGTCTTCAACCCAGAGCAACTCACCGACATCCTCGCAGCAGCCCCCGATCCAAAAGAGCGGCTGGCTTTGGAGGGCGATGACTTCGTCCACAACAGACGAGGTGAACTCACCACCTACATCAACCACGACCCCGGAGAACGCTATGTCATTGGCGCAGACGTTGCTATGGGCGTCCGAGATGGAGACTTCTCGGTTGCGCAGGTCCTCGACAGCAAGAAGAGGCAAGTCGCAATCTGGCGAGGACAAGTTCACCCCGATTTCTTCGCAGAGGTCCTCTACGCTCTCGGGCAATTTTACAACGAGGCGCAGCTTATCGTTGAGAACAACTCACACGGCATCCTGACCTGCACAAGGTTAGGCAAGGACATGGCTTATCCGAATTTCTACACGGAAATCCAAGTCGACAAGATTACCGACAGAGAAACAGTCAAACTTGGTTTCACCACCACGAGCAAAACCAAGCCTCTTGTCATCGATCAGCTCAGAGCCTCGATGCGTGAGGGCGAACTGGAACTCAACGACAAAACCACAATTCGCGAGATGATGACCTACATCGTCACAGAAAGTGGCGCCATGGAAGCCGAAGCAAGCTGCTTCGACGACTGCGTCATGTCTCTCGCACTAGCCAATCACATCCACGAAGGCGCATGGGAGCCTGTGGACACTCCCGATGAACTCTACATAGAAATGGTATAACGCATGGCACATCCAGAATATCGAAAGCTGGGCGACGATGAGATCGTCAAGCTGGTCGACGACAACGTGCGTACCTCGACAGGCTATAGTTCAAGCGACCTTTCGAAGGAACGTGAGAAGGTCCTGAATTACTACAACGCCAAGCTGCCGAAACCGGCACATGACGGCAACTCGAAGTACGTCTCACAGGACGTCTACAACGCAGTCCAATCGATGCAAGCGGCCCTGCTTGAAACTTTTGCAGCGGGCAACCGCATCGTGAAATTCGCACCGCAAGGTCCAGAGGACGTAGAAAAAGCGGCAGTCTGTACGACTTACTCAGATTATGTGGTCCACCGCCAAAACAACGGTTTCTCCATATTTTCTTCAGTGATCCACGACGGCCTCACATCAAGAGCAGGGGTCTGCAAAGTCTTCTTCCAACAACAAGAAGAAGTAGACGAGCAAGAGTTCAGCGACCTCACAGAAGCCGAACTCGACATGCTTTTGGCTGAAGACAATGTTGAACTGATTGACAGCAAGACTGATGACGTTGGTCTAATCTCCGGCACCATTGGCATCACGCACGACACAAGTCAGGTGATGATCGAGGCTGTGGCACCAGAAGAGTTTCTCATTGAGGCACAAGCCAAATCGATGATGGACGCAAAATTCTGTGCCCATCAGACACGCAAGACAATGTCGGAACTCCTCGACATGGGTTTCACCCACGAGCAGCTCAAAGACATAGGTGAACATGAAGATGTAAGCCTTGAAACCGACCCAGAGGTTCTAGCAAGACATGAAGACATCGGCGTTGCCCGAGGCTTTGATGCCAGAGGTTACCAAGACCAAGTTCGTGACGTCCTCGTGACCGAAGCCTACATGGTGGTAGATATCGAAGGCACAGGACACGCATCGCTCCACAAGATTATCAAAGCAGGTAATTCCTTGCTCGATGTTGAGGAGGTCGATGAGAAGCCGTTTGTGGCTTTCGTGCCTCTGCCAATCCCTCACGCTTTTTATGGCTCGAACTTTGCCGATAGGCTTTGCGCTAC